TATACACACGTTCAGACACTCTTTCCCTACACGACGCTCTTCCGATCTCGGAGTGCTTTCGCTTCCTTAGCTTTATTTATAAGGTCTGAGTTTACGTTTATTAAACTTCCGCTCTCAGGGTCTCTTTTCCACTGTGTACTATCCATCTTAGTTACCTAATGCTATTGCTCTCAGGTCTTTAAAGACAGGTGGTGTTGAACTATTACTACTTCGCATAACAATCTTAAGTTGGTATTTAATGAATGCATCCACATCTCCACCCTCTTTACCAATCAGATATTTGTATTCTCTGAAGTTTTTCTCGTCAGGAGCAACAGTACCTTCTTGTGTATCATTCGCAAGTGTCCAAGGAGTTCTAAAGATATTATCACCTTCGTTTGCAGTTCTATAGTACAAGTCAAAGTTTGCAGCAGCGGGTCTCATTGCGGCAACAAGTACCTTAAGACCTACAGCATCATTTGCAAGAGTTACTGGAACAGTAATATGTTTAGACATACCTGAACCACCTCTTGCATCTGTCTCAGCAACATATGCATAAGGAACATTGAAACCATTTACAGTGGTTGCTGATTGATTATCGATTCGGTTTGTAATAAATCCAAGACCACATCGTTGCATATCTACTACTGGTGATACATCATTGTTAGTCGTATCCAAAGATAGTCGGAAAGTAACTGAACGTTCACCCGCACCAAGTTGTGCGGTTTCATTAGCAGCGTTTGCGATAAGTTTTGGAGCATTAAATCTATTTGTTGAACCTAACTCATAATCACCATCGAATGTTCCGTCTTTGATATATCGAGTCTGTGACCCTGATACTGCGGCAAGTGAGCTACCCGTAGTAAACTTCGCACGATGAACCATAGTCGTTGACTTAGGAGTGACCGATTCAAGTTTAGGAATCACTGCATCAAATTCAATTTGTTTTGTTGCAGTTACTCCATTACCACCGAGTCTACCCGAAGCAGTTGCGGTATCACTATTACTTGCAAGAAATGTAAATCCAAATCCGTCTGCAATAATAACAGTTTTTGAACCGTTAATGTTAGCTGCGGTAAGACCACTACCACCTGATACCCCTGCAATGACTACACTGTCTCCAGTTTGGAAACCGTGGTTGGGGTGTCTACAATAAATTGTACCACTACCCGAAGTAATTAAGAATGGGTTATTAATCAACGGTTCTATAGGACTGTCACCATTCTCTAGGATAATAGTACCACCCGCAGTTGAGAAGTTTGCCTTGAAGATTTTAAACGCCATATCTTTAGTTTGGTCTGCTTCCCAAGTTGTACCGTTTTGTGATTTGAATAGTGAACCCATAGAAGGTTGTCTATCAATTCTCTTCTCAGTAGAACCCAATTCGAATGCATAGGTCTCACCGACATAAGCATTATAATTAACAGAGTCAGAAAGAAGAACAATACAGTATTCCGTACTTGGTTTCAGATATATTGGTTCATCAAATTCGAATGTAGTTGGTGCGTTTAACACCGCAGTCTGTGTCTGTGAACTTGGTACCGCAACACTATTAGGACTCAAGAACTTACTTGCCATGAAACTATCAGATGCAGGGTGTCCATTTACCATTTCACGAATCTGACATTCTACCTGAATTTTAGAATCCTTAGTCTTAAAATAAGTCTGTACCTTAGTGAGGAATATTCCATCACCTTCGGGTACTCTAAATGATTGTGCTAATGGGTCAATCCAAACAACTTCGTTCCATTTCTGAGTTTCTACTTCAACTGTTCTTGTTGAAACAACATCTCTAGTACGAGTTTCAATTTCACCTTGTGAAGTATAGTGAGTTATAGCACGAGATAATGCAGCACCATTTTGGTTGATGTCAATATCAAGGAGTTTAAATTCACGTTTACCCGCTTTAAATCTGAACGCAGTCGTTGAAGGAATAAAGAATGAACCTTCTACTACACCATTTGTATCAGTAACTAAGTTAGAAGAACCTTCGGGATGTGAAGTTGCCTTTGAATGTATACGACCATATTCGGCACCCTGAGATGCACTAAATTCATAAGACTCTTCACGACACCAACTATCCACTTTCTTACCACTGAAGAATGGGAAGTATCGAGTCTCAGGACGCAGACCTTCTGCTTTAAAGAATACTTTTCTTGAACGCATAAATGGTAAGAATTGTAAATCGACTCTTCGAGTTCCTATAACACGGGTACTTACACTACTACCAACAACAGTTCTCTTAGAGAAAGTCGTGGATTGTTTACGTCTACCTCTGGCAGGGTGTGTTGTCTGTGACTCAAATGTTGCATCCTCATCTCGGAAAGACTGTGGGTTGTTTATATTGATACCAAACCAACCGAAATTCAAGAAGTCACCTATACCAAGGATTCCATTGTCCGTACCACCTTGACCCATTTCATTACCGACACCACCGAAATCGAAATTGACACCGAATCCTGGCCCTGCTATGAAGGTAGGAGCGGGTCTTGTAAATTCACCTAGGTTATTAATACCTGTGTTTCTTTCGACAGTCTCGTGAATAACTTTATTGGGAGTGAACTGAGTTTCAAACCACCAGTCAGATTTTGGTGACAAGGTAATCTTACCACGACCACTCACGACCGCAAATGGGTTAACGTTCTCGGTACCACTAATCTTATTTTGTCTTACTGCAAGTGTGTGACCATAATTCAAGTAGATATTATCACCCTTTCTTATAACACTACTTGATTTATCTGAATCGTAGACTAAACTAATACCTTGTTCTACACTCTGAGAAGTCATTACTTTACTTGCTTGATGAATAGTAGATTGATGATTCGGGTCAAGTCGGTCAGACATATTTGTATCTGAGAAGTTATCAGCAAAGATACCTGATTTGGTTCTTTGGATACCATCAGAATCTAATACCATTATGTTATCAGTCGCAACTTCTAGGAATGATAATGATACTTGTTCTTTAAGATTGTCTAATTTCTCTTCAAGACGGTTAATGTCTTGCATAGTGAATCGTTTGTATTTCAACATACGCAATCCTAGGTCATCTGCATTGATGCCGTATGCGTTATGTTCTAATTCAAATAATGGTAGTGTTCCTTCAGGTGTTGCTGGCATTGGTCTAGAAAATCCTGGCTCTCCTGTAATATGTACAAGTTCTGCTTCTTGTGTAAGAACAATCTTATCTGCACGAGGAAGATAATAATCAACATCCGCTTGGAAAATATCACCATTAGTCGGAATTTCGTTAATGATCGCACCTGAAACAGTAAAATCTAAACCTGAGTCAGGAGTAGATGGACGGAAGTCGATTGCATCTCTTAACGGGATAGCATCACGGTTTTCATTGTCAAGGAAAGGAATCTTAGAGTAATCTACCTGTCCTGAGTATGAGTTAACTGCAAATACGTCACCTGTGTTGTGTTGGAAGTAATCAAATTTAACATAGATATTACCCGTGATACTTGAAGTACTTGCACGAATAATCCTGCCTGGCCCATAATAGTTAGGACGTTGACCGTTATCAATGATGAACTCATCGGACACATCTCTACCATTTGCATTGGTTGCTTTAATCTCTACTACTCTAGAAATGTCTGCTTTACCGAGATGTAGGAATGTTTCTGTACCTACAGTCTTCAATGCACCTGTTTTAGTCGCATTTGAAATTAATTGTTTTACACGAACACTTGGTTGTGCTTTATTAACTTTTGCGTATATGGTATATGCAACACTATTCTCAAGACCACTGATAGTTACAGAAGATGAACCTGAACCACTAAAAGTTGTTCCAGTTCGAACCTCACCGTTACCATTTCTTACACATATCCATTGACCAGTATTTACGAAGGTTTCCCCTACTACTGTCAATGCAGCAAGTGCTAATGTACCACTACCACTTGAAGTACCTGTTACAATTCTTTGAACTTCAAAGTCAACGTCACTAATAGTTCTAGGACGATTCCTAGGAAGTGTGAAAACAAGTCCGTCTTGTAGAGTCTCTTGAGGTATTGCCTTACCACCTAATAGAACAGGTTTTGCAAAGTTATTTGTTGTAGTACCAAGAGTTTTTACATTTCTCAATACTTGACCCGAATTCATTTGAATATCAAAAAGATATACACGGAAGTTTGCACCGTCTTCTTCTACAGAACGTACTCTACAGGTACCAATAATACTTGCGGCAGGGTTAGTTGTATTGGTTGACAGGTTTTGTTTTGCAAGAGTATTAGTACCCAAGTTACCTTCAAGTGTATCACAGATAAAGTAGTTACCGTAGTTGATACCTACCACTTCATTAGTAAGTGTTTGAGTTGTTCTTGGTTTAGTAAGACTACCTTCGAACGGAGAGTTACGGTTAGCACGATATCCATCCACATAGGCATTTCCTGCCGAGATGTTAAAGTCTAGTGTATCGTTCTCACTATCTGTAGAAAAATCGATATCGAATGGGGATACAATATAGTTCCCACTCTCTTCTTTTGTTCTTGTAGCCATTAGTTCATTGATTTTATTGTAAGAGTCTGTACCTGTTACAGTCTCTACAATCTTACCATCTAATACATCTGAATAGAATACAAAGTTTTCATCAGTGACAGTACTACCATCGGTAAGTGTAAGTTTGATTCTATACCTGTCAGCGCCAGGCGATGAACGATTAGGTGTAGCACCTTGATTATCATATAATGCATCGTTATCATCGACTGTTACGATATCTTCGGTAACAACAAATCCCATAGTTACTGAAGGATTAGTTGTATACTTTGAAATAATTACTGATTGAGGGTTTGCAAAAACAAAGTGACCTCTTACAAAGAAATCACCACTTGCATTACTGAACTGAGTACCTTGACCGACACATGGGTTCGCAACCGTGTTGGTTGATTGTACTGTTAATGTATCCGAACCATCTGTTAAATCTTCGCCCGCAGTAACACGAATTGGAACCGAACTTGAAGCAGCGGCCGAAGTACCCGTATATTCAACATATAGAGTTGCGGGGTCACTACCCTCAGCGATGACAACTTCTAATACTCTCACCTTAACACCCGAAGTCTGACCAGTAAATTCATTACCGACAATAGAAGTAACAGGAGTTGGAAGTGTGTTAGTCGAAGTGTTTAACTTAATAAACTCATACCTAGGGTTACATGTTGCTCCGCCTGGATTTACCGAAGCGCCCTCTTTAAAGATGTTGCGACCAAAACGTGCAACCTCTTGCTGAATGATGGTTTGCATCTGTGTAAGTTCACGTGCTTGTAACGCACGTCCACTATTAAACAGTATGCGATGATAGTTATCACTATCTTTAAAATCATCCTTGTAAGTGGACGGGAAACTTTGTTCAGTGTATACTTTTGCCATTATTCAGTACCTTAAATTTGAATTACGATTTTAATGTCTTCGGTTTGACCTGTGTCACGTGTAATAGCATCACGATTCGCAATGTATAATAGTTCACCTGTCTTGGGATTCAATTCGGGGGCAATATAAGGAGCGTCTGCTGCTCGTAATGAACCCGAACCACTTCCTCCACCCACTTCTGTTACTTGTTCACCGGCAGCAAAATTACCAAATCCTGTTGTTTCGGTTTGATGGTACCAAATATAATCTGAATCAGCTCTATCTATGATTGCCTTAACCTGTGATGTTCCACCAATTATAGTGTTATCAGCAGTAAAGACAGGAGACGGGGTCGCACTGAATCTAAGGAGCTTTGTAGCTACGCCAGTAGACTCGGTGAAAGATGTTCCGTTATCACTATCTATTTTAGGGTTCTTTAGTAACCCAACTTGTCTAAAGTCTTGGTTGACAAAGAAGTCACCTGTTTCTGTTCCTTCGGGTTTTGTATTAAACATTATTGATGTTGCACGAAGGTCATTTCTAGGGTCTGCACCAAGTCCGCCAGGCACCTGATTCTTAGTTAGAATAACACGACCCTTTGCAGGTTTACTAAATGAACCACCCCCTGTTAATACAAGTGCTGCTTCGGTGTATCCATTACCCAGTGTGAATGAACCCGAAGAGTCATAAACTTCTACTTTCGTTACTTGTCCACCATCAATAGATGCTTGACCTTTTGCTTGGAATCCATCACCCACAATTGTGACTGTTGGGTTGGATGTATAACCCGCACCACCTGAGTCTAGTGCAAATCCTGTAATTTGACCAACAATTGCAGCATTCTGTACTGCAAGTTGTTCGATATCAGGAGCAGGGGAATCCGAGTCAACTGCACCCTGTAATTTAACAGGCATATAGTTTGCAGATACAAACTTAGTTGCATCAAGAGCAGAGATAGAATATAAGAATTTCCATACATAACCATCAGCAACACCGAACGCAGCACCAGTGGTGTTACCTGTCGGTTGTACTGTTGAAGTTAAAGAACTACCAGCAGCGTTCTTTGCTTGTTGAACACACATATAAACTTGGTTGTTATCATTGAGTACGTAATAAGGTTGAGAAGGATAACCTACAGTAGCATCATCGTATGAGGAGTATATACCACCACTTGCCCAGTTATAACGAGGAACAACCATACGAACATCTGTAATGTTCTTTACGGACTGCATTCCGAGTCGGAAGTTTCTCTCTTCACGACCTGTGTTATAAGCATCGGGTGCAACATCGGAATCATTCCAATCTTCTGAACGTCCGATAGCTGCATAGTAGTTATTACCCGCATCATTGATATCAGCTAGGATACTATTAATTACTTGTTTCTTAATTCTGTTTGTTATTACTGCCTTAGCCATTACTATACCCTATTATTTCAGAAGAATTGATGTACCAGTCGCACTATCCAACGAGGACATAGTCTGCCAACTATTACCATCCCAAAGTAGAGATAGGGTACTGTTTTGTTCGAAACGGAAGAAAGATGCATTTGAATCTGCTCCCGCAATGTTATTATTACCTGTTAGGTGTACTACTGCACCACCTCGTGCAACAAACTTATGTGTTTCACCATCAAGAGCACCGGCAGCCAATGTAGGTATAATAAGACCTGAAGATGCATTGAAGATAGTTAAAGGTTTTAGTAAGTTGACAGCGGTAGATGAAGTTACTGTATCTACATTATACACCAATTTGGAGTTAATGTCAATAGCACCCGTACCTTTTGCCGCAAGGTTTAGTGATACGTTTGCGTCCCCACCAAGAGATTCAATCTTTGGTGAAGCACCTGTCGCAGTATTGGAAACCTTAATATGGTTAAGAGCACTTGCCACTCTATCAAATTCGATGAGTTCGTTACCCGCAGAATCTTCTAGAAACCCACCATTTGCCTTACCACCAATCATTGGTGCATTAAGGTTTGGTTGTGTTAAGGATTTATTAGTAAGAGTCTGTTGTACATCCGCAAACACAAAGGTATCATCGGTTCCAAGTATAGGAAGAGTTACATTCCTATCAGCAACCAACTCACTTGCAACAAACACATATTGGTGATTAGATGATGTATCTTGAATTTGTGGAACCGCCAATACCGCACCATTCAGAGTCTTATTTGTAAGAGTCTGTTGTGTTGTATCAAGAACAACATTACCACTTGCATTGGGTAATGTCGCAGTTCTAGATGCGGTTGGGTCTGTTACCGTAAGAAGAGTCTTAAAATTGTTGACCGTATCACCTTCGAACGATAGACCACTATCAACGAAAGAGACTTTACTTGTGATAATATCACTGTCTCCGCCAATGGTACGGTACATCTCAACGAAATTGTCGTTAATTTTCTTCGCAGCAGTACGGAGAGTATCTCCTGTACCATCGTTTGCGAGTGTTCCTCGGTTTATATTTTGTCTTGCCATCTTTAAATTTCCACTGTGTCTATCTATTTATAAGAGTTTATAACCAACTTGCACTATCTAATAGAGAATAATACAAGTCCGAATCACCTGACCACCATTGATGTTTCTCTTGGTCGAGTGTTTCGAAACTAAAGTTGTTGGACATGTCCATACCTTTCATTGTCGTAATACCCGCACTATCTGTAGATAGGTCTGAGTCATCAAACGTTGGTGAAGATACTAGTTGTAGTTCACGGAGAGAAGAGTACTGTCTATCAATGTTTCTGATATCATCGTCCCTAAATCTCTTAAGGTTCAAGTATGTATTTATGCGACTCTTCACACCGTCCGAATCTGCGTAAGGGTCATCAACAATACTTGTAACATCCGCACTTGCCATTCCACCACTAACTGTAACTCCATCGAATCTAAACAATCCAAGGTCTGCGGTATTCTCAACAGTAATGTTGGGTGGAGGTGCAGGTCTTGAAGAATCTGCTTCCATCAAATCAGTAACCGAAGAGACGATTGAAATTTGTGAACCCACAAACATACCCGCAGGATGCGTGAATAGTTTATATGTCTCTTTCCATTCCGAGAATGGTATTTCTGCTTTAATCAATAATGCAAAGGTTTGATACAATTTATTATCGGTAAGGTATCTTTGCGAGTCGGGCCCAATGAATGAATCAGTTATTCCAACCTTGAATACATTTTCTTTGGTATAAATTACTTCGGGGTCTATACCAAAGAAAGTTCTAAAGAACTGTTGTATTGAATATTTAGTACCCTTAGTACGATACAATGTATTAGAGTATTTTGCGGCAGCACGTTTATCTTGAAACCCTTCGAAGTACGCTTGTCCTAATAACAACTCATCTTCGATATAGGTTAAAAGTTTAATATCTGTTTGAGTAATATCACGGGATTTGTACAGGTCATTAAGTAACATGGACGGAGACTCAGCTCCATCCTCGAACTCATAATATCTATCAAGGAGTGATATTAACTTGGGATATGAACCACGAAAGAACTCAGGAAGTACCTCTTTGACTTTATAGTCAGGTACATCCAGTTCTCTTCTATTAATATCTTGCCGTGTGATATCAAGGTGTTTCATTAGTTAGTAATTCCTGTATCGATGTCAACCACACGTGTGAATGATTGACTGGCATCATATTCTAAAATATCTTGTCTTAACGGAGAGATTGCACTTTCGTTTGCAGGTTTTACCGAGAGTTTAATAACATCACCACCCCCAATAACACCATCAATCTGAAGTCCTACAATACTTACTGTATCACCACTGTAGTCACCAACATTATCTATAATGACAATATTGTTACCTTGGTCATACACTTCTAGTTTATTACTACTTAACTTATTACGAATAATACAAGTTTGACTCTTATAACTGAATGCGGTTGATACTATTCTGTAATTTTCATCGTCAGGTGCCGCAATACCAACAGGGTATCTTAGTGTATGGTCTTGGATACGGGTCAAGAGTGGAGTGAATCGTCTCTGCATGAATATCTCTGCACGAGACGATAGGATAGCAGGAGATACTGCATCAACCAAAGTTAACATATTCGAACGTCTAAATGACTGACCAAACAATCCCGTGTTTGTATTGAAGTATCCATCTATCGCTGATTGTGCATTATCCTGAATAGTGTTTCGGGATAATGTAGTCAGACGAGGATTAAACTGGAAGAATGTTCTTGATTCAACAAAGGTCGTAATCGGGTCAGAAAACTTCAAATTAAAAGATGCAACACTTAACTGTTCTGCAAGATCACTGATAGATTGTTTTGTAACATTAACAGTAGATACGGGTACATCGTCATTGAACAATACCGACATGAAAACCACACCAAATTCAGGTTCTAGTGCATCTTCTCCCCCGAACGTCTTAATATCTTTAATCAACGTAGAGAAGTTTCGTAGTACAAGTGTTGAGTAATCGGGATGCGTTACCATTCTATTCTGTGACGCATATTGGAATGGTGCATTCTTACGAATTGATTCTAGTGATTCCCTTTCACCACCACCAACTGATTTACCTTGAGTAGTAACAGTCATGTCATACCCAACACCGGCAACAGTAACTTGACTAGAAGGTTCAAATACTTTTGCTGTATTTGCAGGTTGACCATTCGATGCAAGATATGATACCACTACTTTAGAACCCGCTTCGGGTGCTCTACCTAGAGTTGTACCATTACCGAAGGATAACTCATAGTTTCCGTTCGGTGCTTCCTTAAGAATGTATAGTGTTGAGACTTCATTAATTGTAGTTGCATTTAAAATATTAGTAAATGTTGAGAATGAATTAGATGTCGCACTCTCGTATACACGAACAACCGCAGTAGAGGAGTCCAAGTTTCCGTCAGGAATAATATATGTTGCATTCTCGGTCTGTTGTGTAATTAAGAATGTCTTACTTTTCTGTTGACCTTCTTTAATGTTAATGATGTTCGAACTATCCGCAGTAAGGAATTCATAATATCCAAACCCATCATCCGTACCCGTAAGGTTTTCAACAGTCTGAAAAGTGTAATCAATTTCATCAACCGTTGCCGTAAAAGTAAATCCTGAAGGAATTTGAACAATAGAAGGTCTTCCACTTACTCCCGCAAGAGAGGTGGATAGTTTTACTGTTGCAACCGAGGAAGTCTTTGAATCAGGAACATATCCGATACCTTCAGCGAGAGCAACAACCGAAGAACGAAGTTGTGCAGTACTAATAAAAGATTCGTTCAAGGCAAAGTTTGCAATAAGACCATTGTAATGGGTATTGTATGCAAGTACGTCTAGTACGTTAGACAATCCTGACGCTTCGAAGTTGTAGTCAGCGAACTCATCTTTGTTAGCAAGAAATGTCTTAAGATTATTCTTGATATTATCAAAGTCGAGTGCGGTTGATTTGATTGTTGTTGTCATATTATCTTAACCTTGATAGTGTCGTTGTTACTGAAACGACTTCGTTTGTATTAATTAGTTTAAATTGTACCGTGACATCAAGCGTATATCTGTCAGGGTCAGCGCTTACTATAACCTTTTGAGTTTCTGCTCTAGGTTCATATTGTAGTATTTGAGACCTAATATTTTCTGAAAGTTCTTCTTCCATATCAACATCTGAAAGTTCAAATAACTGACCTATAATATTTCCACCATACTGTGGTTGAAATGGTTTCTCAAGAAAATTAGTCATGATAAGCGTCTTCACTGCCTGTTTAACCGCAGCGGCATCAGTCTTCTTATAAATCTCACCACTGTCTGTCTTTGCAGTAAAAGTTAAGTCGATATCCTTATACGCTTTTTGCCTAGACGTGGTTACAGTAGTTGTCTGTAGATTTGTATCTTCTTGTGCGAACGCTCTTCGAGTAGCCATCTCTATCTATCCTAAATCTGTTAATACTATTTATACGTTTTTATCCATCGGTTGGTAGTATTTCTACTAATTCTCCCTTGGATTGTAACTCGTTATTAAAATAAGTACTAACTTCTTGGTTAAATACTGCGTCATAGTTTTCACTTTGTTTAGGCATCCACAAACCAATCTGAACACATAGAGTACCGTCAGGATTATATTGGTCGTAGTCAAGACGGAGTTCTCCGTATGATATGAAGTCTTTCCAATATACCGCAACATCAAATGTCTTTTCAAAGTCTATATTACCGTCTCTACCAATCACTTGATAGTAAATTAATTCTCCATCTTGTTTCTTTTTATTGTCACCAACTGCGGGAACATTACGTCCATTAAAGATACCTTCGGACACAATCAATCGTACATCATTGAAATGTGTTTGATTACCATTGATACTCTCCATTGCTTGTGCTTGCATATAAAGATTTCTTGCGATTTGTTTTCTTTCAGACTCTTTGTTTGTAAAGTTGAATGAAGTCCTATCACCGTATGCACCAAGGAATTTTGATATTGACACACTAGATGAAAGTTTGGTCGCAGAAGTAATCTGACTCACAAAGTTTGGATTATATATTGGGTCTACTAAAATTGCACTCATCTTCTTCTCGACTTAGGCGTAAATCTTTTGCCTCTATTTTCTATTGAGTTACCTATTGGAGTAAATCCAAATCTAGGTGTGGGGTTACTTGATGATGTTCTTCCAATCGAAGGAGGAGTTGATCGAGAGTAGTTGGAAGATATCCTTTCTTCGGTAACTAGTTGACCACCCAATGCATCTTTGATTGCGGGGTCACGGAATGCACTACGAATCTCTTGTGTCGTTGGACGTTTATCAAAATAGTTCTGATAGTCATCTGTAAATATCATACTGTTTAATAAGTAATCACCTTCATCAATGACCACTGTTCGAATTGCGAAGTCACCCATACTTGAGTATGCACCAAGGAGTGGTGCGACTGGAGGAGGGCCGTCAGGGCCATGGAATTCTTGATTAAGAATTGTTTCAGGAGCACCACCTTCTTTGTCGTGTGCTGTACCTGCTACATAGGTCGAACCAAAGTTTGCACCACCACCTGCCGCTCTTGCGATATCGGCATCTTCTGCATACTTAGAGTGTTCTGATTTCCACGCAAAACGTGAGAACATTGCTTCGGTAGATTGTCCGTGGAATGTACCATAAAAGGTTGCACCACTTTCGAAAGGTTTTGGCCCTTCTTTACCCATATAGGTTTGTCCCGTGAAGTCAACCTTAGTACCACCTATCGTTCCATCATTACCCATGACAGACACAAAATCATTACCCACCATCGATGCATTCTTAGATGTTACTGCGTAAGAATTCTTTGCGGAGGTAAACATATCGGTTTCACATGCAATTTCACTTGCACCCTGAATCCACTTCTTATCATTACCACGAATAAACTGACTATTATTACCATAGATTAAATTTGTATTTCGGTTTAAGACTCGGAGAGATTTACTCTTCTTAACATATGTTACATCATTACCCTGAACAGTAGTCTTCTGATTGTCTCCAACATAAGTCTGTTTACTACCCGCAACTTGGACATTGTAGTTACCACCTACGTCCACATTGTAGTCTACAGTGACCACAAGGTTTAGATTACCCTTGTAAACGAGGTTACCGTGACCTTCTACAATAGTAGTTTGGTCTCCACCTGTCACTTCAATCTTGTTATTGACAGAAGAGATAATGACTGAACCATCTGCTCGTAACTCAACCCCCGCACCTTTTCGGTGTTTGATAAGAACACGTTCACCACCCGCAGTGTCATCCAACTCAATAACATGACCACTTGCAGTTTCTTGTACTTGGTTAAAAGGATACTCACTCGGTCTTTGGGGTGCGATATCAAGTGGTAGACCAATGTCACCACCACCGATATAAAGTTCATTGACCTTAGTACCACGTGCAGATTTATTTATTGAAGACCCGAAGTTATAATCCCTCTTGGGATATTCTCCCGTAGGGTCTTGCATTCCATCTTGAGGAACACCTAGAGTTTGTTCTAGACCGCCACCTAGTTTATTGACTCTACCTTCGTAATTATCATTCTTACTTGTCATCGGTTTATTTTCCTAAATGTCGATTCAATATAATCCGCAACATCGAAGTATGGGTCTAGTTCAGTCGCATCTATTTCATTATGACCATGAACTTTACCGCCAGGATATTTTCTATAAAACGCTTGCAAAAACTTCTCAAGTGTGTTATACTGGGAAATAGTAAATGATTGTGCAGACCTAAAACTTGTAGGGTTAGGTTCTCCACTAGAACAGTTAAGTCCCCCTACCAACACAAGTCCTATAGAAGTTCTGTCTAGTGAATCAACATGTTCACCTGCTTTATTGATAGGTCTACCACGTTGTAATCTACCGTCTCTTCGGATAACATAGTGATAACCAATACCATTGAACCCAAGTTCATTATGTACATTGTTTATTTCTATAGACCCAATATTCTTATCCGTAGTTGTTTCGGTGGCATGAATAATGACTTGGTCTAACGTCCTTTCAATACTACGAATCTCTGCTTCGAGTTCTTCGACAGATGATACGTATGTAAACGCATCGTCTTTAGTATTTCTACCTGCCCATTTCTGTGTTGTTGCATCCACTGGAGTACTTTCTTGGAAGAATGATTGGTCAATAACAACCGAACCCGATACTGTGGTATCTAGACCTTTTATCTCTGCGTCTGCACGTTCAATAACACCCGTTGCAACAGCAATCTCTGACTCAGGTATACCCTGTTCACGTGCCGCATTATCAACCTTATCGGATAAGTCTTGTGGTGATGAAGCATCCTTGACTCCCGCAACTACCTTCTGCATTCTTGGACTAACCGAATCATTCTTTGATGTGGTTGTTCGTATAGTAGCTGAGACTTGTTTACCATTTGCGGACATGACTTGATTAATCAATGTTTTCATGTCATCGGGGGTTGCGGCAAATCCAACTCCCCCCAATCCATTAATTGTGTTCTCGGCTTTACCTGTGATACCTTCAACAATATCTTGAAGACCACCTGTTACCGAACCAAGTCCTTTATTAATATTGGTCAAAAGATTTGTATTGAAATCTGTTACATTATCCGAGAAGTTTTGTATATCAGTTGTTAAGTCTTTTACATCATCAATGAAATTTGATACAGCAGGAAACTTAGTAAGAGTGTCCTTTGCGGATGTTACCTTTGCAGTTAATCCTTCGAATCCCGAAGCATTACTTACCTTTTCACGTAGGTCTTCGGGAGATATATCTCCTCCCCCTGATTTAAGTTCCGCAACAGGAGTGACCGAGGTTGCGACATCACTGAATGCATCCTTTGCCGCTGATTGTGCCACATTGGTAAACTGAGTCGCATCTGAGGCAGAACCAATACTTCCCACCGCAGTTTGAATGTCCGTTGCCAATTGATTTACTTTTGCAATACCCGATTCAACCCCCGAAACAATACCACTGATACCACCCGCACCAACAACCGCCAGTCCACTATTTTTATTAGTAAGTTTACCAGTTGCAGTACCTAGTCCTGTTAAGGTGTCAAGAATAGAACTTAATGGTTGAGAAGAATCTCCCCCAAGTTTAGCGGCAGTTCCCGCTCCTGCGATTATGGCTGCGTCACTGGTATTAGAATCAAACCCTAGGGATAAACTGCCTGGCCCATATGTTAGACTGGTTGATGGGTCAATGAGACCCTCAATACCAATACTTTCGGTTATTTCACCAATAGACTCATTAAGAATCTCATCCCCTACTTCGTTGGGTTGGTCAACCGAAAGAACACCACCATTTATTTCACCCGCAGTTACACCAACCTTGGTTGCTTTCTTTACGTAATTACCTTCACGAGCAGTAATAGCATCATCTTGATATTCATCACCCGTTGCAGTTTCTATAGGAACACGTTTTACTTCCGTGTATGAGAATCCATCAGCATCAACTCCACGTGTTGTGATAGTCTTAAACTCTTGTTTCACTTCACCTGCTTGTCGGTTCTGTGATTTTAGTTTTATGTTTATATCGTCTTTGGTACTCATTATCCTATCCTATCCAACAATCTACGAGACTTTATTACCGTCTGATTGAAAAGTGATTGGTTCTCTAGATAGTATCTAGTGAAAACGTAACATGTCCCCTTAGTCGATTCAAGTTTATCCGCAGCAATAAGTCTTATGTTAGTTCCGTTTTGAGTTCCACGGAGTTCAAATGCGATGAATGCTAGTTGTGTATAGAAATTGGTATATTCCGAAGAGAATGATTTCAGTTGTGAGTATCTATCCACTGACCAGTTAGCGAGTCCTTGTGATTGTACATTCACCCCTGTTCTCATTCCACTCGATAATGATAGTCCACTTGCGACTGCAATACTTTGTGACATACTATAACCTATATTTAGGAAGAATCTCACTGTCGCTTTTTCTCTAGACTGTTTTACTAGACCATTAATATTACCAATATTTGTGTTTTGGACATCAACATCTTTTGGTTCAAATACCTTTACTATGTTTTCCCACACACTATTTGGTTTAGTGTCATCTCCAATATCTTCTAATGCTTGTTCTGATTGTAAGATAGTAGGTAATTCTATATGCGGTAATGAACCAATAACGATTGGAATTTGTGAGTTACTACCGTCCATGAAGATACCAAACACCAATGCACTCGATTGTAACTGAGGAATACGTCCTAATCCCGACACACCACCTTCTGTTGTGGGAATAACACATTGTGCCCAAGGAAGGTCATTCTGAGGTATATCTTTTGTGGATTTAGTATGTAATCCATGCACCCGAATCTTGACACGTCCTTCCAATCCATATGGAGGTGATGCATCAATAACAGTTGCAATAAACCAACGTGTATTGTCACCATAGTATTCTGATTGGATAGGTTTATATATTGGTTCCATTATCTCTCTCTCATCAATTTAACGAGGTTCATACTAACAGTGTGAGTAGTCTCAACAAAGGTATGTCTGATATCATGTATCAAGAAATCACCACTCTTTGTTTTATCTAAAAGTGTATCTTCGTTATCCCCATCACCAATTTCAGTATTATCATTTGTCACATATACTCTGACCATATCTCCAGCAGATGCTTTTGATACGAAGAACGCTTGACCCGCAACAACTGCTTGGAACTCATTCTTAAAAAGATGATTCCTAATTGCACGAGATTCAAGTTTCTTCACTAGAAGATTAGGAACAAACTCATCGTGATAACTTTTATTTGTACCGTAAGTACCCGTAGAAGTGATAGTATGATAGTTCATAGCGTCATACTCATCTACCAATACGTCCTGAACTTTTAGGTAAGGGTCAAAGGTATTTGCATTCTCTAGTTTTATGATATTCTCTGATTCAAGTTTATTGAGAGTTTTTCGAATCGTAAAATGGTTTTCGGATATCTGTCCCGTATTTAAATTTGTATTACCCAGTCCTGCTGATATAGAACCCGCATCGATTAACTGTAAAGTATTTCCTGACTGTTTCATCACAATCTGTTTGATGATAGATGCTTTCTCTAATTCACCTTGGTCTTCTGCTTGTGATACATTGGAAGGGTTATAGGAATAAGGTAGTCTACTATTAAATGGAGTCTGTGTCAACATTACATCAAGATTACCGATTCTAATTCTATCATCATGAATGGTCGCCCAACAATAGAAGGGTGAACCTGTATTAGTTGTTGCACGAGAGATCAACCAATTAATCGTCTGCATTGGTGTTAGGTTGGGGATGATACCTTTTATATTAGTCTGAACAGCACCCCTTTCCTTATTCTCCGAGGTGTACATGTAGGATGCATCAACGTCTTTCTTAAGATATTGTGCAACCACCCTCATGATAGATTTATCCAATCTACCGTTAAAGGACTTTCTAATCTTATTTAATCGACTTGCAAATGCAGACATATCAATAAAGGTGAATAGGAAGATACTTGATTTACCGTTATCATTAGACTTCTGTTGTACCTCTACAGATGTCAGATAAAAAGTTCTTTGTACAATAGGGTCAAGTTCATTACCCACAGACGCAATAGACAATCTGAACATCTCGGTGCCGGTGAAGTTAATCCTATCAAACAGTCCTTTATCATCAAGAATCGCAACCGTACCTGTTACGTAAGGTTTATCAAGACTCTCAAAGAGGTTCAATTCTGCAATAGACGTGCGTACATCGTAAGCAAGACCTTCAAACCCACCGAATCTATCGGCAGATATGAGTGCTTCCGTTATCTTGAACTGTTGTGAATGTTGTTGTTCAGCCATTATCTAGTCTTCATAAGTTTATTGAATTCACTTGTCACTGAAGTCAGTGCGTCAGGTTTTAAAACTATGATTTCTTTTAGTTGTTCATTACGTATTTTTAATCTATCATGATTCGTTATGGAGATCGGAAGAGCACACGTCTGAACTCCAGTCACGCA